CAACGTTCTCAATAACAGATACAGCAGTATCTGCACAAGCATACGGTAACGGAACACACAACGCAACATTCACAGTGAATAGCAAAGGTCAAATGACAGCGGCGGCTAACGTTCAAATTACAGCGGCGGCAGGTTCATTATCAGGTTCAGTTCTTAATTCAAGTGTAACAGATTCATCACTAACATCATTGGGAACAATCGATACGGGTGTATGGCAAGGTTCAGCAATTCAACCTGCATACGTTGCAACTCTGAATCAGAACACAACGGGCTCTGCGGCTTCTGCTACAACAGCAGGAACTGTTACAACAGCGGCACAACCAGCAATTACTTCAGTAGGTACTCTATCCGGACTAACTGTCTCAGCAACGATCTCTGGTTCAGTAAGTGGATCAGCAGGTTCAGTAGCAGGACAGAATGTATCTGGAGAAGTTGACTTTGCTCAAGTAGCAAACTCAGTAGCAGGTGCTAATGTATCAGGTACTGTAGCAAGTGCAACAAATGCAACAAATGCAACATCAGCAACTACAGCAGGTAGTACAACACAAGCGGCAACATTTAACAATGGTGGATCAGGAGCTTCTTCAGGTACAACATTCAATGGTGGTACAGCAAGAACTATTTCGTATAACACAATTGGAGCACCTAGTACATCTGGTTCAGGCGCATCAGGTACTTGGGGAATCAATGTTACAGGTTCAGCAGGAACTGCAGGATCAGCAACAACAGCAGGTAGTACAACAAGTGCAGTCACATTTAATAACAGTGGCTCAGGCGTAGGCTCTGGAACATCATTCAATGGTGGAACAGCAAGAACTGTCTCTTACAATACTATCGGAGCACCTAGTACATCTGGTTCAGGCGCATCTGGAACATGGGGAATTAACGTCTCGGGTTCAGCAGGATCAGCAACAACTGCAACACGTGCAGGTACAGTAACAACAGCGGCACAGCCGAATATTACTTCAGTAGGAACATTATCATCATTAAATGTTAGTGGAACTACTACTACAGGTACAATACAGTCTACTACAATTACTACAGGGTCTAGTTCAACAGCAGGTACAATCACTGGTGACTATACACTGACAGGTGGCTCAACTCTTAACGCAACTTATGCGGATTTGGCTGAGAAATACACAGCAGACGCGGCCTATGAAGTAGGTACAGTACTATGTTTCGGTGGAGAAGCAGAACTATCACAAACAGGTCAAGAAGCGGCTCAAGGCGTTGCAGGTATCGTATCAACTAACCCGGCTCAAGTATACAACGCAGGCTTAGTTGCTCCAGAAGGACAGTTTGTTGTAGAACTAGCACTGATCGGACGTGTACCATGTAAAGTAATCGGCCCAGTTGTCAAAGGTGATTGCATCGTAACTTCTGCTGAAGCAGGATATGGTTGTGCAGGAAACTTAGACACTATTAAGCCAGGCTCTATTGTCGGTAAAGCAATAGAATCATACAACGGCGAGACTCCAGAAGGACTTATTGAAGTACTAGTCGGCAAAAACTAATTCTAACTACCTTAGAACCGTGATGTTGCAAGGCGTCACATGCAAAGAGAGACGAAGGTCTCTCTTTCCATATATGGAAATTACAAAGTATATGCACCCAAGATAAGTAGATGTATGAATACTTTTACGTTGAGTTTTGATGCTCGGTTAGCAGATTGGTATGAGTTAAGAAGGTCATTGAAAGAAGAAAAACTATCAAAAGTATGCATAGACGTAGATAGATTTTGGCAACAATGTCCGCTAAATAACTACTATCTTCATCCACATGATATAAAAGATTGGCCTAACCCGTGGCAACTTATACATGATAACCACTATTGCTTTTATGCACGTGCTTTGGGCAACATATATACTTTGGCAATATTGGGTATAAAAGATGTTGACTTAGCCACAGCAATCGATTATAATAACACAGAAGTAGTATTAGTCTTAGTGGACAACGCAAAGTATGTGTTGAATTATTGGCCCGACTCAGTAGTAAATACTGTGCTGTCGGATTTTACAAATGTCAAGCATATTGATATAGAGACATTACAAAACAAAATTAATTAGGTAAAGAATGAACATTAAAGTCACTAAAAGATCAGGAAAAGTAGTAGAATTAAATTTAGAAAAGTGGCAAGCCCAAATAGCAAAAGTATGTGAAGGTGTATCTGATGTATCACAGTCAATGATAGAGATCACATCACAACCTCATTTCTTTGATGGTATTACTACTAGAGAAATCGATGGTCTAACACTACGGGCTATCGTTGATCTTATCGATGAAGAACAAAGTCCAGAGACAGGACACACAAATTATCAGTTTGTTGCAGGAAAACAACGTTTATCTATGCTACGAAAAGATGTTTATGGACAATATCAACCACCTCATCTATATGAAATTGTAAAGACCAATGTAGAATCAGGCTTGTATACTCCAGAGTTACTTGAATGGTATTCAGAAGAAGACTGGAACAAGATGGATAAAATGATCAACCACGAGAAAGATGAGAATGCATCTTATGCCGCGATTGAGCAGATGATTGGTAAGTATCTTGTTAGAAACAGATCAACAGGTCAAATCTATGAGACACCGCAAGTAAGATACATGGTAGCGGCCGCAACTGTATTTCATAAAGAAGAACCAGCAGTTGCAAGAATGAGATACATTAAAGAATATTATCAATGTGCTAGTGAAGGATTATTTACGTTAGCAACTCCAGTACTTGCAGGACTCGGAACGCCTACCAAACAGTTTAGTTCTTGTGTTCTTATTAAGAGTGATGATGACTTAGACAGCATCTTTGCTTCTGGTGAGATGATGGCAAAGTATGCAAGTAAACGTGCAGGGATAGGTCTTGAGATAGGGCGTTTAAGACCCCTAGGATCGCCTATAAGAGGCGGAGAGATCATGCATACGGGAATGATACCCTTTCTAAAGAAGTGGTTCGGAGACTTGCGTTCATGCTCTCAAGGTGGTATTCGTAATGCGAGTGCTACAGTATTTTATCCTATCTGGCATCATCAATTTGATGATTTGATTGTACTTAAAAACAATCAAGGAACAGATGAAACAAGAGTCAGACATATGGACTATGGTGTATGTCTAAACGCATTCTTTTGGAAACGATTCAAAGACAAAGGCAACATTACATTCTTTGATCCAAACGAAGTACCTGATCTTTATGAAGCATTCTATTCAGATACTGCTAAATTTGAAGAACTTTATATCAAATACGAAAGGTCCCGCAGCCTGCGGAAGAAAGTCATGTCAGCAGAAGAAGTATTCAAGTCTGGCATTCTAAAAGAAAGAACAGACACAGGTAGAATTTACTTAGTGTATGTAGACAACGTATCTAATCAAGGACCGTTCGATACTACAGTGAATCCTATCTATCAAAGCAACTTATGTTGTGAGATATTATTGCCTACAAAGCCTTTTAAACGTTTAGATGATGATAAGGGACGTATTGCTCTCTGTACACTTGGATCGATCAACTGGGGAGCATTCAGACACCCTGAGGACATGCGTAGAGCATGTCGCATACTACAACGTAGTTTGTGTAACATCTTAGATTACCAAGATTTCTTATCTATTCAAAGTAAGTTGAGTAATGATGAGATACAACCATTGGGTATCGGTGTTACTAACTTAGCATACTGGCATGCAAAACGTGACTATCTATATGGTGACAAAGATGCTCTACAAGATGTTAAGACGTGGATGGAACATCAAGCATTCTTCTTAACTGAAGCGACAGTTGAAATGGCAAAAGTCAGAGGCAAGTGTTTAGATAGCGACAAGACATGGTATGGCAAAGGAACGTTTCCTTGGGAACGTAGAGCAAAAGGTGTTAATAAATTAGCAAAGAGCATGGTGTTAGAAATGCAACTCTAATGGCGATTGCTCCTGTAGAATCATCTAGTGTCGTTATCAATTCAACGAACGGCATTGAAATGCCAATGAGTTTAATCTCTGTTAAAGAAAGTAAAGCAGGATCATTGACACAAGTAGTACCAGACTATCATATCAAACGTGTAAGAAACTCTTATCAGTTGATGTGGGATCAAAAAGATTGTGATGCATACTTAAAAACTGCATCAGTCTTAGCGGCATACGTAGATCAAAGTATATCTACTAACACATTTTACAATCCAGCACACTTTAAAGATCAAAAAGTACCTACAACATTGATTGCAAAGAACTTAATGCAGGCACACCAATGGGGACTTAAGACTTTTTACTATTCTTTAATAAATAAAGCTGGAGTCAAAAGAACTGAAGAACAATTACAAGACATAGCAAAACAATATATAGCAGAGCCAGAGTTTGAAGATGATGACTGCGAAGCATGTAAACTTTAAGGAATAGAAATGAGCAAAGAACAATACGATTTATCAAAACAAACAACTTACCTAGACAATAAAATGTTTTTAGACCCTGCTGGCCCTGTAACTATTCAACGATTTGAAGAAGTTAAGTATGATCAGATAGCAAACTTTGAAGAAACTGCAAGAGGCTTCTTTTGGATACCAGAAGAAATCAGTCTTACTAAAGATGCAGGAGACTTTAAAGATGCTAGTGATGCAGTTAAGCACATCTTTACTGCTAACTTACTTAGACAAACAGCATTAGATAGTCTACAAGGCAGAGGCCCTGTGCAAGTCTTTACTCCTGTAGTGAGTCTACCTGAACTAGAAGCACTAATGTATAATTGGTCATTCTTTGAGACTAACATACACTCACGTTCTTACAGTCATATCATTAGAAACATCTATAACGTACCTAAAGACATTTTTGATACTATCCACAACACAAAAGAAATTGCTGATATGGCGTCTTCAGTGTGTGAATACTATGATGCTTTACATGTAATCAACTGTCAAAAAGAAATGGGCAAGAAGATCGATGAAGAAAAACATATCAAAGCAATTTGGATGGCTCTACATGCAAGTTATGCCTTAGAAGCATTGCGATTCATGGTATCATTTGCTACATCATTAGCGATGGTAGAGAACAGAATCTTTATGGGTAATGGTAACATCATATCATTAATCTTACAAGATGAATTACTTCACAAAGGCTGGACAGGCTGGATCATCAAACAAGTTGTTAAAGAAGATCCAAGATTTGCTAAAGCACAAAAAGAATGTGAGAAAGAAGTATACGATATGTATATGGATGTCATCAGAGAAGAAAAAGAATGGGCAGATTACTTATTCCAAAAGGGTCCTGTAATTGGTCTTAATGCAAACATTCTGAAAGAGTTTGTAGACTATACAGCATTAGAATCATTAAAAGCAATTAACATTAAGTATCAAGCTCCTGCTCCAAAAGCAAGTCCTATCCCTTGGTTTAATAAGCATAGTGATACTAGTAAAAAACAAACTGCTTTACAAGAGAATGAATCAACTAATTATGTAATAGGAGTCATGTCAGAATCACTTGACTATGATGAGTTACCTGAGTTAGCATAAAATTTATTTGACCGCTACAAATCGTATTAAATATACATATAATATTAACTAGGAGAGAAAATGAAAGCCATTGTATGGAGCAAAGATAACTGCACTTATTGCGATCAAGCAATAAAATTACTAGACGCAAAAGGAATAGATACAGAAATAAAGAAAATTGGGGCAGGTTATACACTACAAGACTTGTTAGAAGTTGTACCTAATGCTCGTACTGCACCTCAAATCTTTTTAAATGAAGAATATGTTGGTGGATTTACTGAACTCAAACAAAAACTGGAGTCCTAATGGAAAACAAAGCAATATCGGATATTAAAATCGGACAAGTATACACTCTTAAAATTTTTAGTGGTGAAGAAGTAGTAGCCAAAGTTGAAGGCAATGAAGACGGATGGCTTGAATTATCAGATCCAGTATCATTAGCACCTAGTCAAACTGGAATGGCATTAGTTCCTAGTGTTTTTTCTGCAAATGCGACAAAAAACGTAAGACTAAATACTCTTAGTATTTCTTTTATTGCAACTACAGCAGACGAAGTTAAAGACAAATATAGAGAAGCAACTACAGGTATAGAAGTACAAGAAAAGAGAATATTGACAGGATAATTTTTAATGCCAAAATTGAGCCGAAAAGACGACAAGAACACGACAGGCGGCAAGATTTTAAATGGAGCCGGAACTGTCTTTGCTGAAGGCAAACCAGTTGGTCTTCATGTTAGTGATATAACACCCCATAAACCCAAGCCAAAAGAGAAACCTCATAAAGCGGCAAAGACTACTGAAGGTAGTCCAACTGTATTTGCTGAAGGTAAACCAGTTCTCAGAGTAGGATCAGGCAATGATTGCGGGCACAAGATCGTTGACGGTTGTGCTACAGTATTTGTTCCTTAGGATAATATATGGCTGATACAGGTAAACAAAGTCCATTAGGCATGAACGTATTAGGAGGCATCCTACAGAATAGATGTCTTCAAATCAATCCCAATGCTGAATTCTTTATGGGCATTAG